AACCAGACCAACCCATTGACGCAGAACCAGATACGAATGGGTGTCGAGGTTGACAAATATGGTGCGCCGGTTGCGTATCATGCGTTGACGTATCATCCCGGCGATTCAGATTGGGCAGTCAGTGGTCGACGGAAGTACCGCATTATTCCTGCCGACCGGATGATACACGTCTATGTCAAGACCCGTCCTGGTCAGACACGGGGCGAGCCGCCGATGGCTCCGGTTATGACTGATGCTAAGATGTTGGCTGGATACCGCGATGCTGAGATTACCAACCGTCGTGTGTCAGCCGCAAAAATGGGGTTCTTTGTGCAACGAGAGGATGCTGGACCGATTGCCGGTGTCGCTGACTCTGTGGGTGCTGACGGTCAGCTTGAAATGGAAGTTGAACCGGGTAAGTTCTCGACATTGCCGATGAACACAGAGTTTCGGACGTTCGATCCGAGTGGTTCGAGTACCGATTACGCAGCGTTTGAGAAGCAGATCATCCGCAGCATCGCGACGGGTCTTGGCCCGTCATACACTGATCTAGCGATGGACCTTGAGGGTGTGAACTATTCGTCAATCAGGCAGGGGGCATTAGCTGATCGAGACTTCTATCGCGGAATGCAGGCATTCTTCATCGAGCGGTTCGCGTTCAAGGTTTACGAGACTTGGCTTGATTATTCGATGATGTATGGCGAGGTCGGCATACCGTTGTCGCGGTTCAACAAGTTCTTCGAGGGGTCGTATTTCCGTCCGCGTGGTTGGTCGTGGGTAGACCCGATGAAGGAAACAAACGCTGCGATCAAGGGTATCGAGAACAACCTGACCAGCATCACACAGGTCATAGCCGACGGTGGCCGAGACTATGAAGAAGTATTCAATGAGTTGCGTGATGAGCGTGCAATGTTGAAGGAAATGGGGCTGACACCGCTGGTTGCACAACCCGATAAAGTTGGAGCGAAACCAGACGCCGTTAAGAAATGAAGTGAATAACTAAGTGGTTTGACGCAACCGCTATAACAGTGTAATATCATCTTGACCGTCGTGAGACTGGACAAATCCCTTGGATGGATAAAATGACAGAGCAGATACCGACAACGAACACCCGCGCCACGCCGTTTAAGGTCGAAGAAGACCTTGGCGACCGCGTAATGTGGATTTCCGTTTCGTCGGAAATGCCTGTGGACCGTCATTTCGGTACAGAAATACTCGTCCACGACAAAAAATCAATTGACCTGAAATTCTTGAGCGGTGGCACAGCGCCTCTGCTTTTGGATCACGACCCACGCAAACAAATCGGGGTTGTTGAAGAAACACAACTAGATGTAGCTGGCCGCAGATTGCGGGCCAAAGTGCGCTTTGGCAAAGGCAGTGAAGCATCGGAAGTGTATGACGACGTTATGGACAAAATCAGACAGAATGTCTCGATTGGGTACATGATAAATAAGACCGAAAGTGACGAGAAAACAGAGGTTGTCAGAGTCATCGGGTGGTCGCCTATGGAAGTATCAATCGTGTCGATTCCCGCCGATTCATCGGTAGGGGTGCATCGAACACAGGAACCACAAATCAAACCAAAGGAACACGAAATGTCCGAAGACAAGGCAATCGACGTAGATGCCGTTGTTCGCGCTGCTGTTGAAAAAGCACAAGCGACAATGCAGGCTACGCTCGACAAACGCGACATCGACGCAGAAGCTCGACTGTCGCAAGTACGCATCGAAACATCTGCAATGATGGCACTCGGCGCTCGTCACAATCTTACAGCCAAGGCGGAAGAATTTGCCGCTGCCGGTAAACCTCTGAGCGAGTTTCGCGGATACGTCCTCGAAAACCTGCCGAAGGATGAACCGCTGGAACGCGGCGGCATTGGCATGACCACAAAGGAAGTTGATTCCTTTTCGATCATGCGCCTAATGCGGGCCAAAGTTGGCGGTGATCGTGAGCGGAAAGAAGCCTCGTTTGAGCTTTCTGTCTGTAACGCTGCTGCCGAATCCATGCCTTCTAAGGAGGATCGCGGCGGTTTCCGCATTCCAACCGATGTCATGGACACATGGGGCAAGCGTGATCTGTCGGCTGGTGTAGACACCCAGTTGGTCGGAACCGAACATCGTGCCGGGTCGTTCATCGACGCTCTGCGCAACAAGATGTCGGTGATGCAGGCTGGCGCAACCATTCTTGGTGGACTGCACGGCAACGTCGACATTCCCGGCAAGAACGCCGTGTCGACAATGACGTGGGTATCGAGTGAAGGTGGCGCGTCCACTGAAAGCGAACCAACATTCCGCACTGTGTCATTGACACCCAACGATGCGTCTGTCTTCACGGACATGACCCGTCGTATGCGTCAACAGTCGTCCCCTGACATCGAGGCGCTCGTTCGTGCTGACATCGTTATGGCGATTGCGCTGGGTCTTGATCTGGCGGCGCTGCAAGGCTCCGGCTCGTCTGGTCAGCCGCAGGGCGTGTTGAACGTCAGTGGTATCGGTAAACCAACGGCCTTCGCTGGTGTGAACCCGACCTTCGCCGAAGTGGTGCTGATGGAAACCACTCTTGCCAACGCCAATGCGTTGTCTGGCAACCTTGCCTATATCGGTCGCACCAACATGTACGGCGCGCTGAAAACCACTGTGAAGGACGCCGGGTCAGGCCAGTTCGTTGTGGAGCCTGGTGGCACGGTCAACGGTTACAACTACATCCAGTCAAATCAGGGAACCGACGGCAACCTGTACTTTGGCAACTGGTCTGACGTGCTGATCGGCATGTGGGGCGGTCTTGATCTTGTCATGGATGAATCGGCACTGGCGACGTCCAACGGGCTGCGCATGTATGTCTGGCAGACGGTTGACGTGGCTGTTCGCCACGCCGCGTCGTTCGCCTACAACAACGACACTTAATCCGGTCGTCAAATGAAATGAACGGGGCTGTCGTGGCCCCGTTTTTCTCAAGCGGAGTAGATACATGGCAAAGTATGAAGTGATTTCGGGGATGCGGGCATACGGTATCGCCTACAAAGTTGGTGACACGCTCGAACTCGACCCGTCAAAGGCTCGCGATCTGATCGCGATGAAGCGTATCGTTCCAGCAACAGATGCGCCGGTGAAGAAGTCGTCGGTGAAGAACCGCGCTATTGGGTTGCCTGACGTTGAGCCGCTGCCAACAGACGATCTGGACGTTCGGTAATGGTCGGGTCGTTTATCGAAACCGATCTGGCGTCGATATTCGAAACGGCAGTGTTTGCCGTGCAAATGCTATATACGCCTTCCGGTGGATCACCGGTTCTCGTCACAGGGGTGTTCGATGACGAGGATGTTGAAGTTGACCACGGGGACTCTAGCTTCATACAGCGATCCGCCAAACTCACATGCCCATCGTCGTCTGTCACCGGTATCGCTGTAAATGACGTGTTTCAACAACTTGACTTCGACGACGAGGGTTTGATATCTAGCTCGACCACAGTGGTTGTCGATCTGGGCTTCATAACGGCAACCGCCGGTTCTTCTGAGGATTACGGCACGGTGTCAGATGTCGGTTACGGATATACGGTCGCGTTCATCAAGGATGACGGAACCGGTGTGGTCGAAATTTATATGGAGGCTGCGTAATGGCCCACGTCCGCGCTCAGATACGGGATGCTGTCGTAACAGCCGTCACCGGCTTGGGTGCGACTGTCACCAAATCGCGGTTTTTTCCGAATGACGCATCTGCGCTGCCGGTGTTCCTTGTCTATACGGTCAACGAATCTGTCGATGTCGGGCAGGGGTCGGGAGCCGCTACGATGATGCGAACATTATCTGTTGTGATTGACGCGTCTGCACAAGCCGCTGAGTCTGCACTCGACGACGCACTGGATGCGTTCGCAGTGTCGATTGAGACAGCCGTGGGCGGTAACACGTTCAGCGGTCTGGCACTTGAGACACGTCTTGTGTCGACAGAAATGAACACGTCGACAGATGGCAACAAGCCGCTCGGAACGGTCCGCCTAATGTTCGATGTCATATACCGCACGATCCGCACTAACCCATCAACAACTGTTTAACAGAAGGAAGTACAACAATGGCAACACACTTTGGAAGCGAGGGCGCTCTGTATTCAGGAGCCAATGCGGTCGCTGAAATTCGCAGTTTCGAGGTCAACGAGACAGCCGGAACCGCCGATACTACAAGCATGGGTGACACCGCCGAAACGCACGTTTCTGCGCTCACATCGTGGGAAGGCTCTTGTTCCGCCCATTGGGACGAGTCAGACACCAACGGTCAGGAAACCTTCACAATCGGCGCGTCCGTGTCAGTTACTTTCGCGCCAGAGGGTAACGGTACATCCGGCGACATTTCCTATGTCGGAACCTGTACAATCACCGGGCGCACTGTCCGGTCGTCACATGATGGTGTCGTAGAAGCATCGTTCACGATGAAGGGTAACGGCGCACTTGTACGGACCGCCACATCATGAGTGTTTTGGGTGATCGTATCAAGAATGCTGAAAAGTCGGCAGATCGTCGAACGTGTTCTTTTGAGTTGGACGGCGAAACGGTTGTCATTTATGCCAGCCCGTTGACGGGGCGTGACTTTGACCGGATTGCCAAGGCGCACCCGGACTTTGTATCGAACCCGTCAGTATCGTCGCAGGTCGACATGATCATCATGAAGGCTGAAATGGCAGACGGTGAACCTGCGTTCGACAAGATCGACAAAATGACGCTTGTTCGTCAGCCGCTCGGCTGGATCATGGATATCCGCAAACAGTTGTTTAACGACGACGAGGATTTTTCCGAGGGTCGAGTCGAGGAAGATGAAAAAAACTAAAGGCCGGTCCTCAAGTCAACATGCTTTGTTACAGACTTGCGGATCGGCTGAACAGACCGATTGACGAGATCAAATCACTCCCGTTGCCGGTCATTCGAGAGTGGATTGCATACTTCAGGGTGATTGAAAATGAGCGCGTATAACATCAACCTGAACATCAAGGCGGCTAACCAGACGGGCGCGGCGTTCAAGGGCGCTCGCTCCAACATGCAGAGTTTACAACAGCAACAGTTCGCCGCTGTAAAATCGTCAAAGATGTTCCAGCGCAGCATCCAGCAAGCCGGTATGCAGGTTTCTGACTTCGCGGTACAGGTCGGTGGTGGCCAGTCTGCTATTCTGGCATTCACACAGAACGCGCCACAGTTCGTCCAGTCGTTCGGTGCCATTGGTGGTGTCATCGCCGCAGCGATCAGTATTGGTGGTGTGCTGGCACTCATGTGGTCGAGAAATCGTGAGGGCGCAAAGTCACTGTCAGATACGGTCGATGATTTGAAAAAAGCTGTGGACGTTTCCAGTTCGAGCATGAGGGAGTCTACGAAAGACGTTGGTGATCTGGCAAAACAGTACGGAGTTTTAGCGAAAGAGGCACGCGGTGCGTTGGTGGCGTTGACCAATGTTGCGAACATTGATTTGATGAAGAAACTGCAAATATCAATACGTCAGATAGTCGGTTCTATAAGTGACATGACTAAAATTGACGCAATGACGTTTAGTTTGACAACTGTACCTACTGAGGCCCAAAAAGCTCGTGTGGCGTTGAAAAGTTTCTCTGGCCAAATGGGTCTATCGACGAAAGATGCAAAAACCCTAATGTCCGCAATGGCCGACCTTGGTAACGCTGACGGTATAGAAAATCAGGTGTCGAAAATGTCATTGCTGGCGTCTGTCATGGAGTCGATTTGGCCGAACGTGAAAGATATGCCGGACCAAATGGCAATGTTGTATAAAAATCTGAGTGAGGCAGTCGTACAGGGTGCTGCGTTCAGCAACACAATGCAACAGATCGCCAGTAAATATGAAGACGTTCTCGGTTCAGAGAGCGGATTGTTGGCAGCAAGCGCGGGCAATCTGCAATACTACAAAGAGCGCATCGGTACCTATGATAAACTGATGATTGGTTACGAGGACGTTCTTGGGTCGGAGA